GCTTCGGCCAGGGCATCCAGGGCGGTTTCAGCTTCGCCGGCCGTCCGAAACAGCCGGCTTGTCTGTTGAAGCTCACGAACCGTCACGGCCCCGCCCTTGCGCCCGATCAGTTCCACCAGCCGCCGCCCGTCCCGCTCGTCATCGCTTTCCGACAGAATCGCGTACGCGCGGCGGGCTTCGTTGCCGAACCATCGGGACAGTTCCACGCCGGCCGCGATGCTGTCGGCGTCTACTTCATCGGCGCTGGCCAAGGTCGAATCATCGGCCGCCCAGCGTACGAAATGCACCACCGGATGTTTTTATTTTCGGTTTTCGTAGACTCCCCGATCTGTTCTTAACACCTTGTTTTTCTAAAATGCGTTCTAGGTGGCCTAGCGTTCGATTTAAGAGGCGCGCAACGGAAAAAGGTATTATGTATCATTTGCCAACCGTCGTGCGTCCTAGAGCCTGCAATCGCTCGCAATCGCAATCCTAGAACTATTGGGCGAAACCCTGTAGCTAATTTAATCCCAAACAACGCCGCTTATCCGCATCGGCTCTACCACCTGTCCGGGAAGGATCGTTGCCACGGTAACGATGCTTTTTCCTCCGGGGAATACGTCCCTGATGTCAGTGCGGATAATTTTAACCTGGCTGTCATCCTCGGCGAATAGCCACGCTCCGGGGTATTGCTGCTTGTCCTTCGGCCTGCGTTTCAGGGAATCGAGGATTGGCTTGGCCCGGTTGTCAACGTCGATGCTGCGGCGGTTGGGCGGGTATAGGTCGATCTGGACCGCGAGGTTGCCAGATAGCTTCGGCGGCCGCTGTTGCAGGAGCAGGACGCCGACGGCGCGGTAGAACTCTCTGCCGGCCTCGCTGATGCAGGTTGAGGCTTGCCTGCGACCGGGGAGAACGAAGTGCCGCAGGAAGGTGTTGGTCGATGGTCCCCATGGCAGGGTCAGCGTGAGCATATCTTCGGGCATGTTCTCCTCCGTCGGTAGGGGTATCATCTCTCTCCCCTTCTGTCTATCCCTAGGTATTAGTAATACTAAGCTTTTTTACATGCCTGTATTTGTATTTATATGTTCTGTTCTGTTCTGTATCTACGCTTGTCTGTTACTTTAGCGTTACGCAGTGGTAACGGTTGCGTAACGGTCGAGCGTTACGCAGTGGTAACGGTTGCGTAACGCTCGACCGTTACGCGGATAACTCTTGTTGTGGTGGTTGTTTACGTCTAAATTTAGCCGATCTTTTTGCACCATTGAGACGGGCTTTGCTTGTATTTCCGTTGTATCTGTCGAAATTAGGGAAGACCAAACCGTCGTCTTCTACGACCAGCCAGCCGACCTCGATCCATGCATCTGCGAGACCTGGTAGCCATGCCTGAAAGTCTAGGTCGGCGGTGGTCACTCCTTGGAATCTTCCTGTCTCGGTGTTGGCATCGACCCAAGCCCAGACGCGTAGACAGGCTCCTGAGATAAGGAGGATGTTGAATGGGTGGCTAGGCGTAGGCATTAACCGTCGTGCGATTCTTGCCACTTTGCCTTTTTCCCAGAGACACGTATCACATGGTATCCATGCCATAAAGTACCTCAATTACAGTAATTAGCGGCCCAAACAGCCGAGAGTATGATTCGTTTGTTGGCGCCGAGAGCTTTCCAGTCGCGTGCATCTTTGCAGCGAGGTGGACAGATAATCTTGACGCTTTTGCATGTTTTAGATGCCAATAGCTTGTTCGCCAATGCTTTTCCGCCCTCTTGGCCTGGGTAGAATATTGATCCGTCTGGGCGATGTTTTTGTTCGTCGTGGTCGGCGAATATAGCTACATCGCGTTTAGTCCATGTCGGCAAAAGGGATATCAACAGATCGGTTCCGCCGGAGCATGACGGGCGCCCCACGGCGTCGAGGTCCATATCCAAGAGTGCGCAGGTTGATGTTGGACCTTCGGGCAGGCATAGTGGACCGTCATTGGTGAGCGATTCGGGAATAAACAGTCCTTCGCGTCCGCCCCTGACGGCGAATTTTTTACCATCGTCTGTGCGTAGTCGGATACCGAGTACGTCGCCCTTGCTATTGGTCATTGGGAACGTCCACGCTCGGCTTTGCAGATTCCAGCCGATATTTAAGCGTTTAAGGTTAAGGGGGCTAAGCCCCATCTTGCCGGCAAATGCGGCGAGGTGGTCTGTGGTGATTCCCGCCTGGAACTGACGGGACATAATAGCCAGTTCGGCCGGGGTCAAAGGGGCAGGTGGGCGGTCGTAACTGTAAGTTATCGGTTTTACAGATCCGTCCAGTTTATGAATCCAGCCACCTTTGGGTAGTTCCTTGCCGCTGGCCACCCTCATACAGTGGGCGGCTTTCCCATCGGAGGTAACGCTACACCAATCCGGACGACCACAAACCTGACAAGGTCGGTCTTTACGGCAACGTAGCCAAGAGGATGTCATGCTGCGGTCTCCTGGCTACGTTGGATATTGACGCGTTTCCATCCATTTGCCTTTACGCGGTCGATGATTTTGGATGCGTCGGATATGGAAATTTCTTTCAATTCATCGGGCCGATATCCGGCTCTGGTTAACACCCTCATTTGGCCCATGGTTGGCTTAGTAATAGATTGCGAAATTATCCGTCCGGCTTCTCCCTTGGTGACCCTGGACCAGTCTATTTCGAATCCGCGCCGCCGGAGGCATTCGATTTGTGCCGGGGTTGCCATGGGCAATCCATCCCAATTAGTCAGACGCGGTGGTTTAATATCGTAGTAATCGAACGGGTCTACGCTTCCGGTGCGATATTGCGATTGAGCGATTATGCCCTTGCGGCGTTCTTTCTCGGCTTCTTCGTTAAGCCGCTTGCGTTCCCGCTCCATGATAATTTCTTCGGCGCTGGTTTTGAGCAAGGCCATGATGTCGGCGGGGGCGCCGGCCGCTTTTGCCTTCTGCTTTGCTCGTTCTTTGGCCGCGTCGGAATAGTCGCCGCCGAGCACGTCTGCGACTTGGATAAGTTTGTGTTTTCCGCAGTTGCCTACGAAGTCGATGATTTCGCAGAATGCCTTACGGCTGGCCGCAATGCAGGCGCAACGATGTTCAGCCGATGCCAGCGTATTAAGGTGTTCGGCGATTTCATCGGCTGGCCGAATTCCCCGGCCGATCATCTGTTCGAATAACGCGGCGGATTTTGTCGGCCTAGCCATGGCGATGACTTCAACACCCGGCAGGTCGGTGCCTTCGGTGACGATGCCGACGTTGCAAAGTATTTGGAATTTACCGCTTCCGTATGCCGCGAATAGTTCTTTGCGTTCTTCTTCGGGGGTCTTGCCGCATACCATTTGTGCGCATCCCGGCTTGTGCCGGTTAAGTATTTCCGCGAATCTTTCGGCATGCGCCACGGTAACGCAGAAGACCAAGGTCTGCCGGCCATTGGCAAGCTTCAATACTGGCGTAGCCATGCCGTGCAGATTTTTCTCGAATTCCAGAATTTCCGCAAGCTCGCCTTCGTTTAAGTCTCCGGCGGTAGTGCGTACTTTCGACAGGTCAAGGCCATCGACAGTGACGGTTGTTTGCCGTACCGGCACAATCCATCCATCTTCGATTCCCTGATGAATTGGGTACTGGTGGGCGACCGACTCAAAGAGCTTTCCCATCGCCTTGTCGTCGCCCCGCTTGGGCGTTGCGGTGACCCCCAAAATACAAAGTTCTGGGTTGTTTTCAGAAAGCCACATTGGCACCCGAACCCATTGTGGTGAAATGTATCGGTGCGTTTCATCGAGCACTACCAGGGAAAAATCGGTGGGCTTAAAGCGATCTTCCACGCGGCGATTCTTGGTATGTTTCGATACGCTGATAAGCGTTTGTATGCTAGCGATAATAACCTTAGCGTGCCGGCCTGCGAATTGATCGGCTTTTTCGACGTGGCATCTGATGCCGGTTATGGTCCGTATTTTTCGCGCCGCCTGGTCCATGAGTTCGGCGCGGTGGGCGATAATGAGAACCTTTTTTTCTGGATAGAGTTCTGTGAATCGCTTGACGATGTGGGAAAACGTCACGGTTTTTCCCGTGCCCGTCGCGGCCGTCATTAGTGTACGGCGGACGCCGGCGTCAAACGAACCCATTACGGCGTCAAGCCCCGCGTGCTGATATGGGCGCAGCCCTAATGCGTCAATCGCCGTTTCCTGGGGCGGCAACGGCACAGCGGCTGGCACCGTTGGCTCCGGTGCAGGCAACGGCTCAAATAATCCGTAGGTCACGGCATAGCCTCCTGCTTTTCGAGGAAGCTTCGATAGTGGAACTGGGATACATAACCAGTCTGTTTACAGACGCGGCAACCAGGCCCACCGCATTGGCGGCAAACAGAGTGAGGAGCCGCCCCCTCAAGTTCTCGCAAAAGTTCCCGATATTTTGCATGAAGATCATCTTCCCGCAGCCAATCATTATTCAGAGCAGCGCGGATTGCGTTGGCCCGTTTGTACCATGCCATAAGTTCGCGGACGAGCAATTTTATATCAGGCAAAACGGCAAACGCCTTTGCAACAGAATCTTGTTCTATTGGGGTTCCGGTTTCGTCTTTTGGCGGCTCTGGTTTTTGGGATATTGGAGTGTCTTTGGGAGGGGTAACGGGGTAGCTTTTTCCGTCCCTTCCGGTGCGTTCTGTCGGGGGGGGTGATTGATCCCGTTTTGTGTCCAAAATGCGTTCTGGCGCAACGGCAGGGGGTTTTTGGCTTGATCCCGGATCAACCTGGGCTTTTCTGATGGCCTCAATAAAATCGCGCCGGACGCCAATATATTCGGCTATCAAAGACGTGCTATCGTTAGGTTTTAATTCGAGGTACGCTTTTACCGCCGCCTCTTTGGTTGCCCGGTCCCGGCGCAGGCTGGTGGGTGCCTTGTTTGCGCCGATAGCCAGCATAACAGCATCTTGTTTTACGCCTGGTCGAATTTCGCATTCGATTGAGTCGGCGTCGGCCTGGGCATGAGCGGCGCGACGGTGGAACCCGTCCCACAGCCAGTATGACTCCCCATCGTAAACGACGCCTATAGGTGGCAGCGGAACGTCATTTGTGACCAATTCGGCGAGTTCGGCGATCCAGTCTTGGTCTAAAGTCAGACGCATCTGGGTTCCGCCGTCTATGCGTATTGCGCCGATGGGCAAGAATTTGGTAGCACTCATTTATAACTTCCTGCGGTTGCCAAAGCCCAACACTATCGAGAGATGTTTGCCAACGTCCGCAAGATAATGCTGAGCTTTGGGAACCGCAATAATAAGTATAGATTAGGGACGTTGGCATATTTTCATGCTACCAGACTCATCCGTTGTGGCAAGAGGTTCTAACATAAAAATCGCAGTACGTAATAACATTGAATTTACTTGACATTTTTGGTTTTCGTGTTATTCGTTACGCCGTGTAAATACAACTTGTAGTGATTTAATATATGGAATTACTACGGGTTGTAGGTGTCAATAAAATATGGCGTGTTTACTATGACTTGCGACGACACTATCCCGTTCTTCATTGTTTTGGGCACGCTGGCGGCATCGGCTGTGATGGGGCTGGTCTACTTTGTTTTTCGTTTGATAACGCATTACCGGGCATGTAAATCGCAGCAATGGGTAGATACGGATATCCGATGAGCATACTTGCCGTAATTGCGTGTGTTGTGATTGCCGCTCCGGTCGCGGTTGCGGCGTACTATTTTTTTGATCTTCCAGCATGAGCCAGTATCAGCTAAAGCCCGGCGATTACTTGATGCTGTCCGATTCATTGGACGACATAGGGAGGACCATCGAGCGGATTGAGGCTGGCCAAACGACATTGGATGGAACAGGTCCGGTTATGCCTTTGCCGTCTGGGGTAATGCCATGTCATTCGGCCCGTGTGGTGGCCGATCCTTCGGGAAATTTGTTTGTGGCGGAAATGACGGCGCCGGAGTTCGTGATAACTCCCGTGGCTGAATGGATGGCTTCGAATATTACAACTGACAGTGTGTGGGTATTGCCGCTATCCGAGCCGCTCAATGGGGATCAGATAACCGATTTATGGAACTGGGCCTGTGACCGGGAAGGGGACTTGTACGATGTGCTGTTGTTGGCGGAAATGGCGGTAACGCGGCGTCCTGCTTTTTACCACCATGGAGTATGCAGCACGTCCGTTGCCTTGAGCATGATCGTAACTAACCAGCCGTTCTCATGTCCTCCACAGTGGTACACGCCGGCCGATCTTATGGCGTTGCCGTATTGGCAACAGCCGCCGATTTTGTATCAGGCGTTGAGTGCTGATGTGGCGACGACGCGTTTAAGGTCCAGAAAACAATGAAGCGAATCATCCAATCGGGTCGGCATTTCATAGTTGGCGGACGGCGTTGTCCGGCATATCCTCATTGCCGCAGCAGTTACCGGGCGATGAAGGAAGCGGGCGTATTGCCGCCGATAGTGTTGCCGGATTCGATTGATTACAGTGTTCCAGCGGCGGTAGCGTTGGCGAAACTGTATCTGAATGACCAGCTTGGCGATTGCGTTATAGCAGGCGGGATGCACATTCGCGGCGTGACCTCTGCGAACTCCACGGGTAAGCCGGTTTTATTTTCGGATCAGCAAGTGGTTGGCCAATATTCGGTCATTGGTGGATACGATCCGTCGCAGACGGATGGCCAGGGGAATAACCCAACCGATCAGGGGTGCGACGAGCAGACGGCGATAAACAGTTGGGAGCAAAATGGGTGGCCTGATGGAGTTGTCCTGGAAAACGCGGTTAGTGTGGATGCGTCTAACCCCGTAGAATTACGGGAAGCGTTGTATTGGTTCGAAAATGTTATGTATGGGGTTGAGCTTCCCGACGCTTACGTAAATCCCTTCCCTGCTGGAAATGGTTTTGTCTGGGACGTGGCTGGTCAGCCTGATCCCGCCAACGGGCATTGTTTCATTTCATGCGGATACAATGCCCAGGGGACGATCATTGATACGTGGGGGATGATCGGGACGTTCACGTATGCGGCCAATGCCATGTACGCAACGCGGGGTCTTGGTGGGCAATGCTTCGCGTTATTGCCTGCCGACGTGGTGAGCAAGGTAACTGGTAAGTCTCCCGCTGGCTTTGATGATGCGGCGTTGAAACAATATTTGGAAAGTCTATGAAAATATCTCTTTCAATAATTGCCGTGGCCATATTAGCCGACCTTCTGTGCGGGTGCAAAACGATTACCTACACGTCGGCGGACGGATCGAGTTTGACGATCAAGTCATTTTTGATGGATGAGACGGTAGGTACGATAACAGGATCGGCGACGACGGCAGCAACGACAACGCGGCCGGCGACGACGGTTGCGGTTTCGATTGAAAATTTGTCAGAGTCGCAACAGCTTTCCGCCGTGATTGCCCAGTTGGCACAGGCGGTAGTTTCGCAGACTTCAACTCCGGCGATTGCGGCACTGGCCGCAAAAGCTCCGGGGAAATAAGGTGATTCATGAACTGGAAACAGTTTATTCCATCTAAGTCCACCTGTGCCTCTCTGTTGGCAACCGCCGTGGCGTGTGCGACATATATTGTTCTGCGTCCGACGCAGGTTACGCCAGAACAGAAGGCACAGGCGATTAGTATTCTCGGCGGTACGATTGCCGCAATATGGGGACTGTATTCCCATGGCATGGCCAGCAAATAGTCCTCATTCGGGCAGAAAGACCAGCGATCATGACCGAGTTTGAGCGTACCACGACGGAAGCACTTGGCGGCATCAAACAGTCGATAGACGACCAAGGGCGTCAACTGAATGCCGTCTTTAAGATTCTAAATGGTAACGGTCAGCCAGGTCTTGTTCAGTTAGCGGCAAAAATAACAGAAGCGCATCAAATGAATCATCCTCCTGGCTGTCCGAGTATTTCATCAATTCATGAGCGTGTTTGTGGCATTGAGTATGATAATCGGCAGCGTTCATCGTTTGGCGTGACGATGCGGCAGGGGCTTATTTTGACGGCTATAAGTGGAGCCGTCGCCCTGGTCGCGGCAACAATTCCCTGTGTGATCGTGTGGTTCAGCAAGAGATAAAATTTATGATAAACCAACCCAACAACAACGCGCAATTATTGAACGGGGTGCCTGCGAACCTTTCCGGCATCACGGATGGCCAGGTTGTAGGATTTGATGACGGGGAGTTGGTGCCTGTGCCTGTTCAAGGTGGCACTGTTTACGTTGACGGGACGACGATCCAGGGTGACGGATCTTCCGGCAGTCCGTTAGCGGTTGTCGCCGGAGTTTATGATTCGTATGGCGCGGCCGCCGCCATAACTGCCGCTGGCCTTGGAGTAAATTCTGCGGGTAGGGATGCTAATATCTCTAGTGACGGTAGTGGCAATATGCAAGCTAACCTAATAAACGTTAGTGGCCAAGGCGTCATTCCCATAATCGTAAACAATGGTGCCGCCATGGTAGACAGCTATGGCAATGCCACATTTTATAGCGTGACCTGTAACGAGTTATCAATCAAGAGTACAGCGGTGTTCTTCCCCCAATCCGCCGTTCCATCAAGGCCCATTGACGGGCAGATGTATTACGACGGAACGCATCTTTATATTTACATAGCGGGAAATAACGCTTGGACTACCATTATTTAAGAAAGGATCATCATGCCATTCATTTCCTCTCCCGTAACTTCCGCAACCCCAACCCCGGCCCAGGTAGTATCGTTGCTGCAACGGCAGGGTACCTTTATGTTACAGCAGATGAACACCTATGCGACAAACAGCATAAAGGCCATCTGGGGGGCATCCAGCCCGCAGACCGTCATTGCCGCGATGGGCACCAATGCCGTTAGTGCTTTCGGGGCGGCAGACGCTCTGGTATCCCTCTTGGCCGACCCGCGCGTTAACGCCCCGGTCGATCCCGCTGTTCTGGCTCTGGTCAAGCCGACGACCAAAAACGCCGACGGCACGGTAACGATAACGGCATAATCATGGGCAACAATTTTGCAGATTGGTACCAATATGAATGACATATTTCAAATCATCCAACAGCAGTATGCCGGCGATCTCGTACTTACTGGAAAATGCTTTGACCCTAACGGTAACATTGTGGCGTCCGTTGTGATGACAGAATCGCCGCAGGGATTCTATTCGTGTACTGCCGCCGTCAGTGGCACTGTCATAAGTTCTATTCCCTACCTTGCCGCCGTCTATCAAGGCACAGTACAGCTTCAATCGTGGCCGTATGCTTACGGCTCTACCTTGGGGATGTTCACGCAGTTTTCGCCAGGGGACCAAACAATTCTCAGCCCGACGCCGGGATCAAATCAGGTTAATGGCACGGTGGTTATAACTGACGATGCCGGCAACCCGCGCCCATGGGTTCCCGTTCAATTTCGTTTTGTTGGTTCGACGAGCACTAATACCGCCGGAACCGCATTCAGCCTTCCCGTTACCGCATATAGCAACGCGATGGGCGTTTTGACTGTTGCCCTAGAGCAGTCGAGTACCTATGTTGCGAAGTTCGTAAACGGCAATGATAATGCTCCGTTCAACACCCCGACGAACAGCACCGCCTTCCAGATTCCGCAGATTACTATTGCCGGCCAATCGTAGGTTTCTCAATGCCAAGGGAATCCAAGAAATCAGCGGCGCAACTTGGGCAAGAGCAGCGCGACCGCATGGCGCTCCGGGCGAGAGCGCATACCGCGGCCGTTAGTTGCATCGGCACCATTCCTATGGTTTCCGATCCAGCCCGGCGTGAAGCATGTAGGTTGAATCTTCTGCTTTTTCTGACTACGTATTTTCCTGAATCAACCGGACTAAGTCCCTTCGGAGAAGACCAGAAGCGGGCCATTAGTCGAATTGGAACCTGTATCATAGATGGCGGCCGATTTGTCGAGGCTTTCCCCAGGGGATACGCTAAGACCACTATTCTTGAGCTTGCCGTTGTTTGGGCACTTCTTTACGGTCACAGGAAATTTACGCCGTTGTTTGGTGCCAACGAGAAAACGGCAACGGCAAGCATGGATTCCATAAAAAGCGAGTTTGAGGAGAATGACTTGCTTCTGGCGGACTTCCCGGAGATATGTTTTTCCATAAAAGCTATTGATGGTAAGCCGCAGCGCGGCAATAGCCAGAACCACAAGCCTGGTGACGTTGAAGGCGGGAATCCCTCTGATGATGTTGATCCAAGACGCACCCATATAGAATGGAGGAGCGATGCCCTTGTTCTTCCATCTTGCCTGGTGCCGGATGGTTGGTGGACTATCGAGGGTGCTAAGCCTGGTGCTCCACTGGTTGAGCCTCCCGGTGCCGGTGGTATTGTAATCACTTGCGGGCTGCTTGCTGCTTCGCGTGGCATGAAGCACAAGCGTACATCCGGTGCCAACCAGCGCCCTGATTTTGTTTTTATTGACGATCCCCAGAAGGACGAGCAAGCCGAAAGTCCCGCCCAGGTATCCAAGCTCCTATCAATACTCAAAAAGTCTGTTTTGAAGATGGGTGGTCATAAGAACCCCATGGCTGTCTGCTGTGCTGGCACCATCATCCAGCCGGACGACTTCATGGACCAATTGCTCACGCCGCGGCTCAATCCATCATGGCAATCCGAACGCATAGCTATGGTGCGAACGTGGGGGCCGGCGAAAGACACCCTATGGCTTACGGATTACGCCAAAATCCGCAACAGTTTTGATCCCGAAAAAATAGGCGACCAATCCCGCGCCCATGCCGATGCGATGGCGTTCTACCTCGCACACAAAAAAGAAATGGATGCCGGGCACGAAATGGCATGGGACTTTTGCTATTTTGAGCATATTGAAGTTTCCGCTATCCAGCACGCTTATAATATGTTGATTGACGATGGCCCGGACGTTTTTGCTTCCGAGTGTCAGAATCGGCCCAAGCCGCGGATAGAGTCGGTGTCGTTGGCGCCCCGGCCCATTGCCATTGCCAGCAAGGCAAACAACGTCCCTCGCGGCATCATCCTACGGTCGCATAGCACGCTTACCGCGTTCATAGATGTGCAAAAGGCTGTTCTGCCATGGGTAGTTATGTCCTTTGGGCAGGGGTTCGGAGGCCACGTTGTTGACTACGGTCTTTTTCCTGCACAGTCCAGGCCGTATGTCAACATCTCCGATGTGAAAATCACCCTACAGCAGCAGTTTCAGACGCCGGTGCTTGAAACCTCGCTAATGGGCGGCATGGAAAAGTTGGTTGATGTTCTGGCCCATCGCGTTTTTATGAGTGAGGTCGGCACGGAGATGCGTCTGAACCTGATCGGTATTGACGAAAATTGGGGCGACTCAACCGGCATCGTTCACACTTTTTGCCAGCGCAGTAAACACGCCAACATCGTCATCCCCCAGGACGGTAGATTTTACGGTCCCCAGGCGCGGCCCATTGACACGTACCAGTTGAAGGAAGGCGAGCGCGGCGGTTATGGCTGGTTATTAACAAAGATTCGCAATTCGCGGCATGTTGTTTGTGATGTAAACGTATGGAAGACGTTTGCCCAGAGGCGTCTTGCTCTGCCGGCCAATGCTCCGGGCGGCTGGTCACTGTTTGGCAGATCAGAGGAGCATGAGGCATTTTCACAACAGGTTGCCGCAGAGTACCCCGACGACCATACTTCCAGAGGAACCGGGCGCACGGTGACGCTCTGGCAGAAGTTGCCGGGGCGGGAAAACCATGGCCTAGATTTGGTGGTTGGTGCCGCGGTCATGGCCTCAACCCTTGGGGTAAAAGCGTCGTTAGAAATGTCGCCGCGGCGTTCATCGGTTCGCCAGCAGCGCAGGAAATCGGTATCGTACATGTTTTAGGAGACACAACATGAAAGAAGTTCAACTCAAGCCGAAGTTAAAGGTCGGCAAAGTCCCGATTCAACATGTGACTATTTCGCGGTGCGCGGTGTGCGGATCGACAGAGCGAGATTCGTATAGCAACGTGTGTGAACAGCCATACCCAGGACTGGACGAAAAAGGCCAGCCATACACCCATATCGTCAGGCGCAGAACGGCTTGCAGCAAGTGCGGGCAGGCGCGGATTGACAGGTCTTTTGAGAATCGGAAGACCTAGCCCATCTTGCTAGAGCCGCCGCTTTAGCCTGCTTGGTATTCATTCCGTAAGTATTCGGGCGGCCAACAAAATTTAATTTTGTTACGCACTACGTACTATACTGTGCCAATGTGACACATATTTATGGTAATGTGCCAATGTGACACAGGCGAATCTTATTAAATTGCAGGCCGAATACGACCGCCTCCAGCGGATAATTGCCCGCGGCGCGTCCAGTGCCGTTATCGACGGACAGAAGATAACTTATGACCTGAAATTCGCTAGGGAACGTATGCGCGATCTGTCCCGCGTGCTGCATCCCGAACTTCGTCCGCGCATGTCAACTATCTTCATTGGGGGGAGTCAACAGTAATGGGTGCTGTTGCGGAAATGATCGAAGAAATACGCACTGGCGTACCTGTTCGGCGTCACGGTGGCAATGGCGATCCCGTTGCCAGCCGCAAGGCGTTTACCTGGTACAGTGGCTATGACGCCACCAAGCCCAAGGGGAGACGTTCGGCGCCTTCTGCCCTTGTCCGCGATGAGGACCGCGAACTCCCGCCAGCCTCGCGTCGTGCCGCCGTTACCGCAACCCGCGACATCCAGCGTAACTTTGCCGTGGCGGCTTGGGCCATTCGGCGTCATCTGGACTATGTGACGGACTTTCGCCTCAAGGTGAAGACGGGAGATTCTGGCGCCGATAAAAAAATTAGGGCGTTCTTGGAGAAGTGTGCCAAGAAGGAAAACTTCGATGTTGCCGGTCGGCATCCGTTGATGGAAGCGACCCGCATGGCCGAAGCCCGTTGCATAGTTGATGGCGACATCGGCTATATGAAGCTTAGCAGCGGAAAGGTTCAGTGGATTGAAGGGGATCGAATTCGCACCCCCTACTGCGGCCTGCCGGGCGATATTGACGCTGCATTGGTCAATCACGGTGTTATTATAAACCGCAACCAGGGCGGTAAGGCTATCGGATATATCCTCTGCAAGCGGGCCAACACGAATGATATGGGGTACACCGGGCAGGATATGGTTTTCGAGAAGGTGATTCCGGCCCAATGGCTTTACCTTCATGCGAACTGGGATCTTGGCCGTTTCGATCAAGTGCGCGGCATCTCGCCTTTGTTGAGCGCCTACAACACTTACCGCGACGTGTATGAAGGCATCGACTTCGCCCTATTGAAGCTCAAAGTTGCCTCGATTCTCGCACTCGCTGTTTCGCGTAATGCCAGTCCCGAAGAAAAGCCGCTCGGTCAAACCGGAGAAATAAACCCGCCGACGCCGGAGGGGCAGATTCCACCGCAGGGCACGATGGTTGACGGCGGCAATGGCAACAACCCTGGCCCTACCGTTATTCCCGAAGCCCGCTACTCCGTAGATTTTGGCCTTGGACCGGCCCTGATGGACCTTGACCCAGGCGACAAAGCCGAGATTATCGAAAGCCACACTCCGTCTGCCGAGATGCAGAGTTTCCTTCCCATCGTTATCGGCCTGGCCCTCAAGTCATTGGATATTCCATACAACTGGTACGACGAAAAGTATGTCAACTTTTCCGGCGGCCGGCAAGCTTGGATCACCTACGAAAAGTCAGCCAAAGCCAAGCGTTCCAACGTCAAAGCGATGCTGCATGATTGGACGGAGTGGCGGCTACAGGTCGGCATAGATGATGGGGAAATAAAATTACCAAAAGGCATGACGCCCGCCGACGTGTTCGATTGGCGTGCTGCCGGCACCCCATGGCTTGATCCTCTTAAAGAGGTTCTCGCCAATGATGCCGCGATTGAAGGCGGCCTGACATCTCCGCAGCGGGTTATAGAAGCCAACAGCGATGCAGACGCCGAGGAAATTCTCGACGAGCAAGCCGAGTGGTTGGAAATGCGGAAGAAGCGTGGAATGCCGCCTCCGGTATGGGCGATGAGTGAGCGTCAGATTGTCGCCGGCGAACAGAACGCCGAAAAAGAAGCCGAGATTGAAAAAACGGAAGATGAGCCGGCGACGAATGGCAAGGCAATCGCCAACGTCAGGGGTAAGAGCCGCACTGCTCATAATCGCGCCTTGGCCCTGATGCTTGCCGAAGAACGCCACAATGGAGATTTCCATGACTGACTTTCTCCCGACCGTCAATGTAGGCAATATGAATGTCCCACGGCTGGATGAGTATTTCGGCTTATGGGCCATGGAGCCTTCCCGTGGCATGGCCATGCTGCGCCGTGCCGCATCAATGAACCTCGTGGAGCATGTGAGTCAAACGCCCCAACCACACCCGCACGAAGCGATTGGCGTGGCTCTGACCGAGCCGTTGAAAAAACCGGAGGACGATAGCGAAGACGATAGCGAAGACGACGAGGAGCCATTGGCCGACGCCGAGATGCCGCACATCCGGGTAATTCATCTTTCTGGCACCCTGATGAAACAGCAATCCAGCATGGATGAATCCACGTCCACCGTAGTTGCCCGCAAGCAGGTGAGAGAGGCCACTTCCGATCCATCCTGTATGGGCATTATGCTTGTGTGCGATTCTCCGGGCGGCAGCGTTTCCGGTGCATTCGATCTTGCCGACGAGGTTAGGAGTGCCGCCGCCGCCAAGCCATGCGTGGCGTTTGTGGAAGATCTGTGCGCTTCCGCATGCTATCTGATCGCAAGCCAATGCGAGGAAGTGTATTGCAACCATCCTACCGCCATGGTTGGTTCTATTGGCACCCTGATTGCCACCTATGACGAAAGCGAAGCCGCCACAAAGGCCGGTATCCAGGCCAAAATTTACGCTACCGGCCCGCTCAAGGGCGCCGGATTTCCGGGTGCCAAAATCACCAAGGAACAGGACGAATATTTCCAAAAGATCGTTGATGACACCCAAGTCCATTTCGCCGCATATGTCTGCGCCGGGCGTGATATGACCGCTAAGGAGGTTGAAAAGTGTGCCACTGGCGGCGTGTTCTCCGCAACGGAGGGGGCGGCCATGAAGCTGTGCGATGGCATTAAGACCTATGAGCAAACAATCGCCCGCATTAGCGAGATGGTCCAACAAAAAATAACCGCGGCAGGCTCGTTGCCGACCGCAATTTCTCAAAGAAAGGATGCTCATATGAGCAAAGAGACTCCCGCCGCGGTAGCCCCCGCTCCCGATGGCAAAGCGTTTTTGGCGGCCTTTGGCCCCCAGGGTGCCGTGTGGCATGTCGAGGGCAAGACCTTCGAGGAAGCTACCGCCCTGTATAATGAATCCCAGGCCAAGTGCATTGCCGGCCTGGAAGATCAGATCAAAACCCTGAATACCGAGAATGCGGAACTCAAGGCCCGCATTGTCGGCCTGCGGGGTGCGTCGGTTCCGGTTTCCGCCGATGCTGCCGATGCCGATCCGGTCAATGCGAAGGTCGTTGATGGCCTGGATGCCAAGATTGGCAAGAATCTGGCCGCCGTGGCCCGTTCTATCCAGCTTCCCAAGGCGGCCAGATAATCAAGGCCGAAGGAATTTTTGACCCGGCCGGAAACGGCCACTCTGAAAGGATTATATACCATGGTTGATACAAACGTATCCGTGGTCGTTCCGGGCAACCGGATTACCCTGTTGGACATCGTGAAGGCCAATGGCAGCGACGGCGTTGTCGGGCTGGTCGATGAAACCATCCGCGCTCACCCCGAAGTGATGGTCGGGGCGGCGCGCACTATCAAGGGCATCAACTACAAGACCCTGATCCGCAAGAGTCTTGGCAGTGTCGCGTTCCGCGACTTCAACAGCGGGAGCGGCGTGGTCAAGGCGACCTACGACAATCAGTTGATTGAGACCTTCCTGCTCAATCCGCGTATCGAGGCCGACAAGGCGGTTGCCGATGCTGCCGAAGACGGTGCCGAAGCCTACATCTCCATGGAAGCCACCGCCGTCATGGAAGCCTCCATGCAGCTCCTCGGCCGGCAGTTCTATTACGGCCGCCGCACCGCCGAGAATGGCGACCTCAAGGGACACCCCGGCCTGCTGGATTATGTCGATCCGGCGTTCGTCTACCCCGCCGGCGGTAGTTCCGTCACGACCAACGTCACGACCTCATCGGGAAGCGCCACGCTTTCTAGTGTCACCGTGACGGGCATTGTGGTCGGTATGCAGATCACCGCAACGGGCGTCCCCGTCGGCACGCTCGTTACCGCCGTTGGCACCAACACCGTGACCATGAGCGCCAACGCCACGGCCACCGGGACCGTTTCCGGCACGTTCGACGGTTGCTCCTCGGTTTACTTCGTCGCCTTCGGCCAGAACAAGGTCCAGTGGGTGTTTGGCAACAACGGGCAGATGGCCATGGCCCCCACCCGCATCGGCGACATTTTCACCCCCGATGGCGGCCACGTCACCGGGTATATCAGCGAGTTGGAGGCCCGCCCCGGCCTGCAATGCCTCAATCGCTACTCCATCGTCCGCATCCAGGGCCTCACCGGCCAGGCCGGCTATGGCCTGACCGATGCCAAGCTCGGTTCCGCCCTGGCTCTGCTGCCCGCGGCGTTCCGCCACACGATCAGTGACATTTTCATGTCCGTTCGTTCCGGCGAGCAACTCCGCGCCAGCCGTACCGCCGTGAACCCGACCGGCGCTCCCGCTCCTACGCCGGTGGATTTCGAGCAGATTCCCATACGGTACTCTGACTCGATCTCCAACGTGGAGCCTGACAGCCTGTAATCGGCCGTGAACAATGCCCCGCAAAAAGCGGGATGACCCTCAACAAGAAAGGAGCCGATCATGGCTCTCGTAAATCAAGGTTTCAAGGTTCGTGACGCGGCCGTATCTCCGGCCCTCTTGCCTCTGCCCACCGCTGGCGCCACCGTCAACACCGCTGTCATTGACACGGTGAATCAGGGCGTCGGCGATTTTCTCGCGGAAAGCGAGTTGTCGCTGAAGGCTCCGGCTTTGACGAGCACGCAGCTTGCCAACACCAACGCGACGATGACATACAACATTCAGCACGTCTCTGACACCAACGGGACGTGGGTGAATTTGTTTGCATCGTGCATCGTTCAGACCGGAAGTACAAACGGTGCCGTCGCCGCGACTTTCACGTCCCGGCTGCCGACTGGCGTTTCCCGCTACATCCGGGCACAGGCCGTGAGCGCCGGCAGCAACGCCGCCGATTGCAGCGGTTCTTCGATGCAGTTTGATCTCCTCATGTAAGCGGATCAAGGGGTGCGTTCGCAAGGGCGCACCCCTTTTCCCCCTTTGCCTGGAGGCGTTATGTCTACCCCCGGACCTCGCGGTAGAAGTTACACTGGTTCGCTTGCATTACCAAATGGAGCGGCCACCACAACCAGCACGCCGGTTGACCTTAGTATGTTCCTGGTGACACTGGGCGACGTGCCTATTACCATTACCGCCCCCGCGTTGACAACTGCCCAGTTGGCCAATGGCAATACGATGACATATAACGTCAAGGGTTCCAACACCTACGAATTCGCCATCGAAAAGACAGTCAACCTCAAGGCCCTTGTTCAATCCTATTCTGCCGGGCCGATCTCTGGCGTTGGCTCTGTCGCTGTCGGCGCCCATTCGGGCACCTTCACCCAGGCCACGACTACGGCTGTGGCGGCGCCCCCGCCCGTAGGCGTGAACACGTCAAGGGCAACATTGAGCGTCACTGTGACTGCTAGCGCCGTCGCCTCGATTGGCGTCCTTACCGCTGGTGCCGGGTACGTGACCGCCCCGGCAATAACGATTGTGGATTCAGGTGCCCCGACTAATACATGTGCCGCAACGGCCTCTTTGGCTTATGTCGGCATAGCGTCCAGTCAAGCAACAGTTTCCCTCGGACGTAAATTGGCCCGCTTTGTCCGATTGGAAGCCGTCAATTCCGGCAGTGGCAATGCCAGCGGCGCCACGGCCACTTTTGATATCGAAGCATGAGCGAAATAGCGGAAATCATGGATGATATGGCCGATATCGCCGACGAAATAGCCGGCGATTCGGTCGTTTATACTCCGCTCCGCGGCGCTCCATTCCGCGTCCCAGCCGTTCCAGGCCCCACGACGCGAATCGTGGCGACGGGCGAAGAGATCGCACTGAGCCGTGAAGAACGGATTTTTGGTATCCGCGCGTCGCTACTGGCAATCGGCGGCGTGCCCTACGAACCGCGCATCGGAGATATGATTGCTGAGACCGTCAACGGCGTGACGTACACCTATGCCGCCATGGTCCTTGATGGCAACAAAGACTGCTGGGCCTGGGCGGATCGTTACCGCACTCGCCGGCATATTCACACGAAACTGACTCTTCCGGCAGAGGCCGCATAATGTCCAGCGTCAACGCACAAATCGCTCAGGCTGTCGTAGACCGGCTCAATCAGTCGGACGTGCAGGCCATCACCAAGGCGACCGCCGACCGCACATGGGCGCCCCTGTTCAAACTGGAAGAGCTGGCCAAACTTCAACTTACCGTCTACGTGCCGGAAGACAAGTGCGAGCGTATTGGCCGCGAGGAAACCAAACACGAAAGCCTTATCCAGATCGGCCTGCAGAAGCGGCTTGGCGTGACGGCGAATCCTACCGGCCGCACCGCCATCGACAACGTGGAGCCCGATGCCCTGGTGGCCATCGCCGAGTACATTAACACCATCTGGCTACCCCAGGACGCCGACGCCTTCAGTATCCCAACCATCAACGCCTCTGTTCTCAAAACCGAAATCAAGCCCCTTTGCGACCCTGACTATCTCCGCGACGAATCGCGGTTTTTTTCCCTGATTCATGTAACCTTTGTTTGGGGCTAAGCCCCGGAGAATCCAATGAGCAACCCCCTTTTTTCCCTCGGCGCTAACGCCAAACTCTACTACGATCCGACCACCAGCAACGGAACCGTCACCGGCCACGTCAGTTGGGGCGGGACCGTCACCGGCGGCGTCCACGTCGGCGCCAACACCAACACCAACCTGGTCGAAATCAAGGGCGTCAACGATGTCACCTTCGAGGGCGACAGCGAGACCACCGACGTTTCCGCCCGCGACGGCCAGGGCGAGAAGTGGGAGACCAAGGCGCTCAAGGTGACGAAACTCACGGTCAAGCTGATCGACCGTGCCGGCACCGACAGCGGCCAGCAGGCGCTCTTCAGCAACTACCTGGACAACAGCGGCGAGTTTGTGTCGGTTGCGGCCCTCAGTGGCAATGCCTCCAACAGCGGAAGCTACGGCATTATCAGTGATTTTCAGGTGAAGGATTGGAAGCGGGCCGAGCCGATCAATGGCCACCAGGCCGTTGACATTTCGCTGATCCGTTGCCCGTCAACGACCCCGACAGAAGCCGTTCGCGTGCCATAATTTTGCGTCATCACACAACAGGAGAAGTCATGCACGGGTTCAAGGACAACAAAGACAGGGCATGGGTTCTACAACTCGATGCTCCAGCGGCCAAGCGTATGAAGGCGCTGGCCGCCGCCGATATTCAGGACGCCATTAAGGGCGGGGAAACCAACCTGATTGTAAGGCTGGACAACGACCCCTGCCTACTGGTGGAAACCCTTTACGCCGCCCTCAAGCCGGCAATTGACGCCCTCGGTCTGACCCCCGAAGACTTCGCTGCCGGCCTGGGCGGGTGCATTGATGGAGCCGCCGACGCCATGCGGGAGGAAATAATAGATTTTTTCCCCCGGTCCCGCAGGGCGATGCTGCGGGCGGAAGTGGACAAGATGAAGGAAGCGACGACGGCGGCGGTGGAAAAATTGAAGTCTCTGTCGTTGGATTCGCTCTTGAACTCGCTGCCATCATCGGTATCTCCCCCGACGGCTATTCCCTCCGAGAGTTGTACCTGATGGCAGAGGCGACGCAGAAGGCGCGATGGAATCATACTGCGCCGATCTTGGCCGCCCTTTACAATTGGATGCGTGACCCAAAGAGCAAACCCGATCCCTACACGGCCAGCGATTTCAACCCGTTCGCGCCGAAAAAGACCTTGCCCGTCCTGCCGGTCGAATGTCTGGGCAAGTTAAAGTTTGACGGAGACTGATATGCTCGCCATCGGCAAAACCCTGGTTATGTTCGACAAGCTCAAGGTGATGAACCTGATGAGCAAAGCGACGTATCAGGCGCTTCTCAAGGCGGCATCTTATGTTTGGACGCGGGAACGCACGTCGATGAAGCAGCGGGCGCACGGCAAGTATGCTCCCCCAGGCACGGCACCCTTCACTCACGGTTGGACTGACAGGCAGGGCAAGAGCCACAGCGGCAACCTGAAGGCCAAGGCGCTCAACCGCTTCGCCTACGACCTGAGTACCGGCAGCGCGGTTATCGGCCCGATGCCGTTTGCTAAAGGCGAAGCGCCGCGGAAACTGGAGGCTGGCGGCGACGAGACCGTCACCTGGGGCCACAAGGGCAAGAGCCGCACCATCCACATTCGCCCGCACCCGTTCATGGGGCCGGCGCTGGAGAAGGAGCTTGAGGCCGGCAGCATCCCCGCGGCGTGGGCAAACTCGTTGAAAGTAGGCTGATATGTCAGACGCAAGTGCAGTACGAGCCGGGCGAGCCTATGTCGAGCTTTACACCACCAACAACAAACTGTCGGCCGGCCTGGATGCCGCCGGGCGCGAGGTCCGAAAGTGGGGCGCGGACATAATGAAGGTCGGGGCTGGCGTGTTCGCCGCCGGTTCCTCGATCTCCGCAGCCATGGTC